AACACGACCTCCCCCATGTCCATGGACATGTCGAGCACAGGCCTGGACGCGATTCCTGTCGTCGAGGGTCGGTTCTACGCGATCTCCTGGTACGCCAGGAAGACCGCTGGCGGTCCTGACACTCGCGCTTCCTACACCTGGTATGACTCGGCTGGCGCTGCGATCGGTGCCACCGTGACGGGGACTGACCAGGCGGTTACGACAGCGTGGACGAGGTTCACAGAGGCGACGGTCGTTGCCCCCGTGGGCGCTGCATTCATCCAGGTCAGCCTGGAGTGGTCCGGTACCGCACTGGTTAACCAGACCCTCGACTTCGCGCAGGCGCAACTGAACCGTGGCTCTACGGCCACCACATACTTCGACGGCGACTACCCGGACGCGAACTGGACGGGTACCGAGAACGCCTCCTCCTCGCAGTTCGAGGAGAACGTCGAGTACGAGACGATCTTCGGCTGGGGCACAGACCATGCCCCGCCGACCGAGCCGACCGTGCTCGACTTCGTGGCGCGTACGACCACGATGTTCCTGTCCATCCAGCCGACCGACACGGAGGTCGCCACTCCGACGCTTGACCTACAGGTTCAGGATGCTTCGGTTCGCCGCATAGCCCGGCCCGGCGTGATCTCGTTCGGCACGGGCGATGACGCCGTAGTCCCCTCTGACGGCTGGACGCACCTTGCCCCTGCTGGCATGACTGTCACCTGGAGCCTTGATGCCAGGTCTGTCTTCACGCAGGCCCGGAACCCGAGCGGCGGCAGCACGTCGTACACGGCTGCGCATGGCGTAGAGCGCACGCTGTACGGACTTCAGATCGGCAGTCGCTACCGGCTCATGGTCGAGTTCGATGCTTCCTGGAACGAAACAGACGTGTCAGCGATCGTTGCCCTGGACCCGGTCATCGACATCAGTAACAGCGCTGGGTACCTGCAGACCTACGCCGACGACAACCCTGGCACGTTCCAGTATTTCCGTGTTGTCGAGTTCACCGCTACCGAGACATCTTCTGTGCTCCTGTTCCACCCGACAGCGACTCTCGCCGTCGGGTCCCTCGGCACCGTGCGCTGGCGTTTCCACGAGTACATGGTCGAGGAGATTCTGGAGACCGACGAGACCGAGCCTCAGGCTGGGCGTTTCCAGGAGCGCACTATGTACGAGGTGAAGGCTTCGCAGGGTCCAACCCTGACTAACGTGCGCACATCTCCGTGCGGCGTCATGGGGCAGATCACCTACTCCCTGCGGGCTGGGAACCCGTTCAAGTACCGCTCCCCGGTGTTCGCGGGCGGCCTTCCTGCTGGGACCTCTGTCGAGGTCGTTGATGTCGTGTGCTCCGAAGACGGACTGCCTAACATCATCAACTTCTCCTACAACCCATCGGTCGAGACGAACGGCACTGACTGGTCGGGTTCCATCACTGGCACGGGGTCGGCAGCGCGCGTCGCTTCAGGGGCTGCTGTCGTTGGCGGGTTCGTATGGCGGGGCACGGCGACGAACAGCCCGGGTAACCGCCTGAACTCTCTCACCGCGACCTATGACGTGGGCGACGTGACGGGCGGGCCGACACCGATCCAAGGCGAGACGATCACGGTCAGCGCGTACTTCCAGGTCAAGAACGCGCTGTTCGTCGGGACTTACCCCTGGGCGATCCGATACACCCTGGATGGGGTAACGACGACCGTGAGCGGATCGCAGTCCGCTCCCGCGATCGACGTGTGGCACCGTATCGAGACGACAATCGATCTGCCCTACAACGTGGACCTCAGCCAGATCCAGGTCGAAATCTCTGCCCCTGTGGCAGTTACGCAGGGCGGCGCGTTCGACATGGACGGCGTCATGATCGAGCGCGGGTCGGTCGCAACCGACCCGTTCGATGAGACGTCTGAGAACGTCGTGTGGGCTGATGCTGCGAACACGTCAGCGCTCATCAAGTCGCAGTTCCTGACCGACATCTCGGAGGACCCTGACTGCCCGACGCCCCCGGCCCCTCCAGGTCCTCCCTCGATCGACGAGACCTGCATCACTGAACCCACGTCGTACGACCGGACGGTCGTGGAGATCCCTGCCGAGACGGTGCCGAGGAACCTGACCGCCTATCCAGTAATCACGCTGACGGCTGGCAGCACAGCAGTTCGGCAGGCGCGCATCCGCTTCTGGGAGAACCCGTCGAATCTGACGATCGACCAGTTGGACCCGTGCTCCTCTGACGGAGAGATCATCGTGTCTTACCTGGCGGCAGGAGCGACCCTGGTGATCGACGGCGTGCTGCGCGAAGCGACGGTCAGTCTGCCTGGCTACCCAGACCAGAACGCAAACCACGTCCTGTATGGCCCTGACGGGGGGCCTGTCGACTGGCCAGAACTCTCGGGTGGCATCCCGTACCTGGTGACGCTGGAACTCGATTCCAGCGCGCCATACACGGACACGCTCATGACGATCGACCTGGTGGTGAGGGACTGATGGCGCTCGGGTGTGAAAATCACACAGCGTACGTCTACGACCGTGGCGGAACGCAGCGACTGTTCCAGATCCTGCCGCTGACCTCGGTCGAGTGGGAGCGCCTGCGTGACGACATCTCCCATGCCGTAGTCACGATCGTGAACCCTGGCCCGGACTGCCAGGAGCAGATGCTGAGCGTCCATCCGAACCGGATGGAACTTGTGATCTTCCGGGGCAGCGAGCGCGTCTGGGAGGGGCCGATCTCTCGCATCGGGTGGCACAAGGACCGCATCGAGATCGAGGCGAAGGATGTCATCCACTACGCCTACCGAACGATCATGCACGCCGCGTATGACAACTCACACCCGAACATCCAGACCACGATCCAGCGCACGCTGAACATCCTGGGTGGGGAACTTGCGCGCAAGGAGGCGCTGTCCCCGCCGATCAACGTGCTGCCCTACGTGACCGCCTACACGACAGCGAACGACTCGGAGACATCCAAGACGACGGTGCCGTATGAGTCGACGGTGTACGACGACATGGACGGCATGGCGTGGCGCTCAGGCATGGACTACACAGCGGTAGGTCGGCGGATCCTACTGTTTGACACCCACACTGTCTGGTACACGACGCCTGCGGTGACCGAGGCCGACTTCCTGTCGGAGATCGTGGTGACGCAGTACGGCATGGAGGGTGCTACGTCTGCCGCCGTGACGAGCGGTACTGGCGTCTTCGCTGTGGCAGGAGCGGACGACCCGTTCTACGGGGAGTGGGAGATCCTGGACAGCGCCTACGACGACGACGGCACGATGGCACCGACGTTGGCCGCGCTGCTCTCGCAGGCTGAGCGCAACCTGGACGGCAGAAACCCGGTGCCGCTGCATGTTCGGGTTCCTGACGGGTCGCAGTTGAACCCGAACGGAACTCTGCTCATGGAGCACCTGATCCCTGGTGTGCGCATCCCGCTGCGTGCGACGCTGCTGACGCTCAAGGTCGCTCAGATGCAGAAGTTGGACAGGGTGGTGGTGACCGAGGATGGTGAGTCGGGCGAGAAGATCGCTGTGACGATGTCGCCTGCATCGCAGAACGACGAGCCGCCGGAGGAGTGACGTGCCGAACCTGATCCCTCAGGACATCCGTGAGTGGATGCGCCGCATGGAGTTCAAGACGAACGACCTGACTCGCCGCCTCAGCAGTCTGATCCCTGGCGACATTGCTGATGACGTTGACCTTGACGACTTCATGTCGTCTGGGCGCTGGCGACGTCGCTCGACAACGGACACTACGACGGTTCTGCACTACCCGTTTGACGGCGCTGCGGGGACGCTGGAGGTCTACTGGGACCCTGCCTTCACCCAGGTGCATCAGGTCTTCTACGACATCACTGGGAGCATCTGGTCGCGCTGGTTCGATGGCGTGGTCTGGTCGGCGTGGCTGCGCAACTTCCGCGACAGTGGATGGGATTCGCTGAACGGCGACCTCGCAGCCGCCTACACGTCATCGAACTTCGAGGTGTCCCGTGTCGACGAGACGGTGTTCATCCAGGGGCAGGTCACCCCGACCGGCAACTGGGGCGCTGTGATGGCTAACAACAACATCATGAGCACCGTCCTCGACACCCAGTTCCGGCCCATCCAGTCGCACGTCATCATCTCCGCCTCGTCAGCCACGGGCGCCATGGTGAACTTCCGCGTCTCCGTCCAGTCCGGTGGCCAGATCTCCGTCCGCTGCGACACGGCGACGCACACTGGTGGTGTCTTCATCGACCACACCTACCGTGGGACAGCGCTGTGATGGATGGGTTGATGGTTTTTTCACCCGCTAGATCCCCGTTGATCGTCATACCTACCATGTAAATTCCTTACATGGGGTTCAATATGTTTTTCACACCGGAGCCACAGCCCATGCCGACCATGAGTCCTGTCCCCAACATCAGTGAGGTGAGCGACTTCTCCTCAGGCATCTCTGGAATCGTGGGCACGGTTCTGCTTGTGATCGCGGGCTTGGCGTGGATGAAGGCGAAGGCGTGGTTCGCTGAGGTGATCACAGACGTGAAGGCGACCAAGGTCCAGACGACCAACAGTCACGACACGAACCTGCGAGACGACATCACCGAGGCACTGACCAAGATCGACACCCTGACCACCTCGGTAGGCGAGGTAGTCAGCGGCATGGAGACGCTGAACGCGAAGCAGGAAGAGGTCCATGAGGATCTGGGGAGGCTGGACAAGAGGCAGACAGAGGTCCATGAGGATCTGCGTGAGACCAGGAAGGATCTACGGTTCGCGACGGGGTATGTGCGCGACGTGGACAAGCGCCTGATCGATCACGTCGACAAGATGCGAGGAGGAAGAGATGTACCTGAATGACCTGGCCGAGGTCCTGCGTGACGCAGGGCTGACGGTGGTGGAGGTCGCAGGCTGGAGGACGCGAGGCTACCGACGACTCGTTGGCAGCACGTATCGGGCCGACCTGCTCGGGGTGGAGAGCATCATCGCCCACCACACGGCAACGTCCTGGAACTCGGCTGGCGACTACCCGACCCTGAGCACGGTGCGTGACGGTCGGTCCGACGTGGCGGGCCCGCTCTCGCAACTCGGGCTGGGCCGCAGCGGCACCTGGTATGTGATAGCCGCTGGCTATGCGAACCACACGGGCAAGACCATGCAGCCGTGGCAGTCGAACTCCTACGCGCTCGGCATCGAGGCGGAGGCTTCCGGCGTGGGTGACCCCCGGGACTGGCCGAAGGCGCAGATGGACTCGTACGCACGGGGCGTGAAGGCGCTCGCTGAGCACTACCGTGTGCCGGTCGAGCGGGTGCTCGGCCACAAGGAGATCGCCGCCCCGCTGGGTCGCAAGACCGACCCTTCTTTCGACATGGGGGCGTTCCGGACGAAGGTTCGCTCCATCGACCTGAACCCTGGAGGTTTCATGGGACTGAACGACGAGGAGCAGGACGAGGTCCTGCGGAAGATCCGCGAGACGCACGAGGTCACTACCCAGCGTGTTGAGGACGTTGCCACGAAGGATGGCCTGCGCCTTGCCTCTGCGCTGCGCCGCATCCTGGTGATCACGCGGCGCTCTGAGCGGCGTGAGGAGCGCCTGCTCGCCGCGCTGACAGCGGTGACCGCACACCTGGGCGCTGGTCAGGCTGAGATCCTGACTGCGGTGAACGCGGCCCTGGCTGCTGTCACCGAACTCGACGAGGACCTTCCTGAGGGTCCCAACACGGAGGAGTGAGCATGAAGATGCCCAGCGCTAACACGCGACGGTGGATGTACCGGGTGGGGAACGCCGTCCTGGGCGTGACTGTGGTCTACGGCCTGGCGAACGGTGAGGAGGCAGCGGCGTGGGGCCTGGTGCTCAACGCGCTGCTGCTCATGGCGGACGCGAACGTGCCCGCTCAGATCGAGACGCTGGAGGACTGATGACGAACGTCAGCCTGGGCGCTGAGGAGATCGAGCACAGGTTCGGTTTCCACAAGGCGACCATCGAGGGTGAGAACGCGACGCTGCCCCTGCACCGTGAGTTGCGCCTGGCGTTCAGCGACTTTGCGGAGCACCTGGACACGATCCTCGTGCCGGGTCGTGCGAAGTCTGTAGCGATGACGAACCTTGAGGACGCCAGCATGTGGGCGCACAAGGCCATCGCTGAGACGGCACCTGTCGTCAGCGAGTAGGCTGTCCGCGACATCCCAGTCGTTCGAAGGAAATAAGGAGAGCCCCCCAGACGCGCATCTGGGGGGCTCTCTCCTGTCTAGGGTCCGGATGTACCACCGGGCCGCTGTACGGCTGCGCTAGGGGGCGTTGTGTGCAGCCTCGGGCCATAGGTTGCTGTACTTGCCCGCCACGATCGCGTAGTGGTCGGCGCGGGTCAGGTCCAGCGCCCCCAGATCCTTGTGCACGAGCAGGATGCGCATGATCGGCCCGCCGTTCGAGCACCCACCGCTGATGTGGCGCCCTCTCAGCGTCTCGTCCGGACCCGCCTGCATCGCGATCACGGGCCAGGTGTTCACGCCCGACCCGTCAGGGTTCACGAGGTCGATCACAAGAAAGCCCGAGGAGTCGATGCGCGGGGCGTGGCTCGTGTCGAACAGACCGACCGTGTTGTGGTGCGGGTCGATGTGCCACTGTGGGCCGTCGTCGTACAGGCGGATGCAGCCGCCAGAGGGGTACCAGGTCATGCCCTGATGCTACCGATGGAGACCCACACGGGAGTCGAACCCGTCTGCCGGGAGTTGCAGTCCCGTCCCTCAGCCGCTCAGGCAGTGGGTCAAAGAGCGATGCACCCCCGGCTGGTGGGAACCGGGGGTGCATCCAAGGAGGAAGCATGCGGTGAAGCAGGCTCCAGGTCCGAGGCTACCGGACGTTGATCCCGCAGCGCTTCTCCTTGCCGCACTTGGAGCAGCGCTTGTGGCACTTCCCCTCCTTCGGCACGGTGAGCACCCACCAGTGCTTGCACCGGCTCCGGATCAGTCCTGCCACGGTGGTTCGCCCATCTCTTCGAGCATCTCGTCACGCATGCGGACGCACTCCTGCTCACCGCAGTAGCCCGTGGCGATGATCACCCGACCCGTGAAGGGCCAGCCGATCATGATGGTGTTGCGTGCGAATTCGTCGTGCCCTCGGCGCAGCGGCGTCCAGTCCCAGCACCAGTAGGGCCGGTAGAACCACACGCGGCCTCTCTTGAGGGGCTCGTCCTCAGACATCGCGTCCCTTCTTCTTCGGCTTGGCGCGTGACACACCATCGGCGTCACGCTTCGGCTCGGCATGCTTCGCGCAGTAGTACGTGTCCACACCGTTCTCCTTGCGGCGGTAGACCGCATGGTTCGGTGCGTGCGTGTCGTTCGGCCAGTTCAGGTGAACGATCGCGATGCAGACATCACAGTGGATCGGCTTCTGTGCTCGGTAGCGCAGCCACGAGACGCCGGTCTTAGGCTGGGACACCGGAGGGGCTGGAATCTCGATGCCGAGATCCAGCCCCTCCTCCTGAAACCCAGGTTTCACAGCAGGCCGTCCGCGTACAGGGCGGCATCGAGCAGTTGGTAAGCCACACGCCGCGCATACTCAGGATCCATCTGGATCACCGCGTAGTTGTAGAGCCGGGCTTCCTCCTCGCCCATGTGAGACCACCACTCAAGGCCGACCGTGGCGACATCCTTCTCGGGACCGAGCCACTTGCGCTCGCCCTGCTGGAACCCCGACACGCGCGAGTTCTTGCCGGGCACCTCGTTGACGGCAGACCTGCCGCTGGCCTTGAAGTCCAGGTTCTCTTCCATCAGAACCGGCCTGCGATGAAGTTCGAGATCACAGCCGGTGCGCTGGCGTCGAAGCCGGTCACGTCGAGCGAGCCCTTGTCCTGCGGGTCCGCGATGGTGAAGCCCGTGGAGGTCATGCCCACCACGATAAGGCGAGCCTCCGGGTTCACCCGCTGACGGTAGGTGTGCAGCGCATCCATCGGCTGGATGCTGCCTGCCCACGTCTCGTTGTCGGTGTAGATGACGAAGGCGTCGAAGACCTGTCGGGTCTCCAGCGCCCACAGCATGGGCAGAGCGCAGTCCGTGCCGCCCATCCGCATGCGATCCGTGGCGCGGACCATGTCGTCCAGGCGGCGCCGGGTCGACAGGCCGATCTCCGTGATCCCGGACGGGTAGTTCGCGAAGCGCTGCTTGATGCCGGGCAGCATCCACGAGCCCTCACCCGAGGTGAACGCAGTCGTCACGGTCGTATCCGGGTCACCGGCCAGCGTCGCCAGGGCCATCGCAGTGGATGCCTCACGCGCGGTCACGTTGCTGTCCATCAGCCGGACGCCCATGGAGGCGGAGATGTCGAGCGCGATGTTGACCCGCTTGCCGGTCGGCTCGACGTTCTTGAACGCGAGGTAGAACGCCTCGTCGAGCGCATCGACGATGGCCTGCTTGGGCGTCCACGAGAGCGACCCACGGAAGCCGCGCCCACCCGAGTACGTCTTCAGCGCTGTGAGGACGTTGAACGGGTGCACACGCGCCTTCTTGATGCGCTCCTCGTCCCTCAGCACGGCAACGACCATGCGCAGAACCAGGGGCTCGTTGAAGACGCCGAGGCTGGTCATGCGGCCAAGGTTGCGCATCATGGCCGTGAACGGCAGGCGCTCGCCAGCGACCAGGGCGGACCAGACCCTGTGGTCCGTCAGGGACTCGGTCGGCAGCATCTCCCAGGACAGCGCGCTGGCATCGATGGGGGACAGCGCGCCCGCCTTGACGGCCTCGAACTGGGTGATGACCTCCGGCAGCACGTCGTCGTTCACGGCAGTGAACTTCCCAGTCTCCTGGGCGTCCTTGATCGTGACGATGCCGTGCGTGATGTAGCCGAGCACGTCCTTGACGCCCTGCTCGGTCGTCGTGGGGTGCGACTTGCGGAGCAGGTCGCGGTGCGTCCAACCGTCACGCTGGCGGTACTTGACGACCTGGTAGGCGAGGTCGCTCGGCTCCTTCGTCTTGTACCAGGACGCGATGAGCGAGCGCAGGCCACGACCCCAGCCCCGATACATGGTCACGTAGGCGACGAACTCGAACAGATGGGTGCCGGTCCGGACGAACTTCGTGAAGTCCACCTTGATCGGGTCGAAGGACGCAGTGGTCTTGCGGGTCTCCCGCTCCTCCTGGCCGTACTTGGTGTCCGTGGTGACGGTGACTGCCACCTCGGGGATGACCACCTTTCCGTGCGTGTAGAGCACAGCGAGCGCGAGCAGGATGGTCGAGTGCCGGGGCGCGATGTTCTGGTCGTTGGCCTCGGTCAGGACCGTGTAGTAGGCGAACGGCTCCTTCGCAGCGAACTCCTTGAGGAAGTCGACGTTCTGCTTGGTCAGGTCGCGCTGGCTGGCGTAGAACGTGCCGCCCTCGGTGCCCAGGACGAGGAACCTGCGCAGTCGTGTAGCGCTGTCCACCTCGTACACGTAGCCGCCTGCGCTGTTCTCCACCTGGCGCGGGTCGGCCTTCTCCCGCTGCGTCGCGGGGACGATCATGTCTCGGTACTTCATGCTTCCTCCTGAGGAAAAAACGAGTGGCACCCCGGCCTCAGAACAGGGGTGCCACTCGGCTGGCGTCACGGATGTGGGGTGACGGTCGGGGTTTGGTCACAGTGAGAGTGTGGGTAACCGACAGTCTTCGACCCGTAACGAAGGTCAAGTGGCGGATGTGTGAGTGCGATGCTGGCGGCTAACCAAGCCACCTGCGATCAAGTCGCAGGCTCGGAGTCGAACCAAGGATAACCAGCGTGCTTCGACCCGCCACGGTATTCAGTTATAGACGGCGGACATGGGGGTGCAGATCGAGTTTATGCAGGCGTGCTGCCACTTACACCATCCCCCGATGTGGTCGGGGTTGGGGACTCGAACCCCACCTTCTGCCCCCGTTAACCGATCTACTTCGGCCCGCCGCTGTTCAGTTGTAGGTCACGGATATGTGAGTGACTGTGGGTGACATAGCAGGTAACCCAGTGTCTTCGACCCGTGACTTGAAGTTGTAGTCCTGACGGATATGGGGTGACGGTCGGGGTTAGCGTCTTAGGCCACTCGACCACCGGCACGGATGCCGGACGGGATTCGAACCCGCGTCTCTCCTATTCAAGAGGTAACCGACTGTCGTCGACCCATCAGGTATACCGACAACTTACACGTAATGCTCGGTCAGCGCAACGTCAGGCGATGTAGCCCAGGTCACGCGCAGCGAGAGCGGCAGCGCTGAGGAAGCACGCCTCCCCGCCCGTGCCCCAGCCCACGGCCTGCGTGGTGTCCTGCGCGCCCTGCCGGAGCAGGTCCGCGATGTGAACCTGCGTGACCACGCTCTCCTCGATACCGGCCAGCGTGGTGCGGGTCTCGGTATCGATCGTGTGGTCGGTCTGGATGCTCATGCTTCCTCCTCGTTGTCGCTGTCTCCGGCGATGGACATGCCGGTCACCATCTTGATCACCTCAGGGTTCACGTCCTTGAACGTGATCTCGAAGGTTTTGATGGTGTCAGTCACCTTGGCAGCAGCCTTCCCCAAGTAGTTGAAGGACTTGATGAGTTCCTCGGTGTTGAGAGTCCCACCCGCTATGAGGGCCTTGAGATTCTCGTAGTGCTTGTCTGAGTAGATCCCGTGGTCGATGGGCTTCGGCCTGTCAGGGTCGAGTGTCAGGTCGAACGGCAGAGTCTCCGTCCACTGTGCGATGCGCTCACGCGACCACGGGTCCTGCTTGTATGGCCCCTGCGTGGGGTGGTGTGCGTCGTTCAGGTGGATGATGACGGCCTGCACGGCAGACTTCGTACCCTCCTTGCGAGGGCATGTACACGGTGACGACACCCTCTCGTTCAGCCCCGGCATGGCACTGATGAGTTCGTTCGCCAGGCGAGAGTGGTCCTGCACGATCGGCTTGGGAGGGATTTTCGTGCCGTGAGGCACGACCCCTAGGAGGGTGTAATGGACCCCGTCATCATCCACCTCGTAGACGAGATCCATGTCGTTCACCGACACCAGCGCCCTTGGGCGCGTGCCGCTCTCGTATTCCCACTCGCACATGGCGTTGTGCTTGTGGATCGTCTCAAGCAGTTGACTGTGTGCAGGCTGTGTCGGCCATTGCTGCTGCCATTGCTTGGGCACGGCGAGGTTGCTCTTGCCGAACGGCACCCAGTCATCCTCGTCGTGGACAAGAATCTCGATGAACTCGGCGCTCAGGTCGACGGCGTACATCCCACCCATCAGACCTCCCTACTCGCCCGTGGAGAACTCGCCGGTTGGGGCGCCGATGAGTTCGATCTGGCTGGTCTCGGTGTTCCACACAGCCGGGCCGGTGATCGGCAGGGTGAAGCCCTCCCAGCCGACCGCGTAGCCACGCCCCTGGGCGTCACGGCAGATCGTCGTGGTGTTGGTGGTGTCCCCCGTGAAGGTGCCGTTCGGTTCGACCTGGGGGATCGCCACGTCGCCCTCGTAACGGTCCTCGATCTGCTGGGGGTTCGTCAGTTGGGCCGATCCCGGGATCGGGAAGCCGACCGAGGAGCACCAGTAGACCGGCTTGGCGACGCCCGCGTTGAAGAAGAACGTCGTCGTCGCCGTTGGCTTGGCCTGCGCCGTGACGATGTCGATGAGGTTCTCGCGGTACTGGCTGTACTTGAAGGTCGGGACCGGCTGCGACTTCTGGAAGTCGGACAGAAGCGCCTCGCTGACCTTCTCGTCGTTGTTCGTGGACGAGGATGACTCGCCTGAGCAGGAGGACGTGCCAGCGGTCAGGAACACACCGAGCAGGACGCTGCCTGCGATGGCCTTGAGGGTGGTCTTCTTCATGGTCAGCACTCCCTGGCTGCGAAGGTCACGATGTCGGTGGACACGCTGTTGAGAATCTGGATCTGGCCGTACGAGTCGCAGAGGTTGTTCACCAGCGAAACGCGGTTCGTGTGGACGACAGCCTTCTCCTCGTCTGTCACCTCGGGGTCTGCGAGCATCACGTCGAGGTCGGTGATCTGCGTGTGCAGGTCGGTGACCTCGTCAGCGAGCGCTGACTGACGCTGGTATGAGTCGTTGTTGATCTGGCCGGTGCGGTTCACGCTGTCCTCACGGAGCCACCACGCGCCCTGGTATAGACCGATGATGGCGGCGGTGCCGACGACGATAATCAGAAGTCCGATCCCCGCCTGCTTGAGTACGTTCATGTGCTTCCTCCTTGTTACTAGTGGATGTCCTGGCAGAGAGCGCTGGCGTCGTCTGGGTCGAGCCCGACGCACGCGAAGTCGATGATGTAGCCACCGGCTGTCAGGATCAGCCAGATGAGACCGGCTATCGTGCCAATGACCATGGCCAGCAGCATGATGCTCACCATCACCGTCATCCACAGCGGCGGGTCCTTCTCGGGTTCCTTCTCGATTGCCATAAGCGGCATGCCTCCTCCTTGTAAAACCTAGGTTTCAGGACTTGATGGGTTTCACGTCGAGGCGGAGGGTCGTCTTGCGCTCGAATGCTTCGACCCTCCCCCCGTTCACCTGCACCCATCGAACTACTGCTGTGCCCGTGCTGCCCTCCACGCCCTGGAGGTCGGCCTTAGCACCCTTCTTCAGCGCCTCGCCCTCCCTGACCATGGCCTGCCCTGCGAGGTAGCGGTCAGCAGCCTTCACGCTGGCCTCGTCCTCGATGAGTCCTTCCGGCTGCCAGTCACCCCGGCAGGCCGTGTAGAACTCGCAGAATCGCGCACAGAGTTGAGCAGGCTCGTCACGGGGAGCCTCGGTGCGAAACAGGGCGGCATGTTCTGCCTCCGCGATCCGCTCCTCCATCTCCGCGATGATCTCTGGCTCGAACGATCCGCTGACCACGTACGGCTCAGGCTCGGCGCCGGACCGGTCGACGTACACGAGGGACCACTTGGCATCCTCGGGCAGTAGACCCATCTGGATGGCTCCGAGCAGGTAGCACATGATCTGCGCGACGTGCTTGAACGGTGGGCCGTCGTGCTGGATGGCCGACAGCCCGTCGCGGGACTTGAAGTCGAGCACGCCCACCTCGGGGTCGAGCACGTCAACGTTGCCGCCTGTGTGCCGCCCTGAGGGGAGGTCGACTTCCACCCGCACCTGAGCCATAGAACCGGGCCTAGCAGCGACGTACGCCTTCTCCAGGCCCTCCCCGACCCACGTTCCCACGAACGCCGCCCAGGGGGGCGTAGAGCGCTCCTCCCGGGGGGAGTCCATGAACGTGTGCGCCATCTTGGCGCGGCACCCGCCGAGGTCGCTCGGACCCAGGATGTTGGCGAGTGCCTGCTGGGTCCGAGCGCTGTTCGTCGACTGCGCGCTGTACGCCTTGACGACAAGGTCTTGGATGTCGTTAGGCCCGAACGTCACTGGTCTTCCCAGATGTGCTGGAAGCCGATGACGTGGGTGCCCATGCACACATCAGCCGGGCGGTCCTTCCTGGTGCCACAGACGCGGCATCGCGGCACGGTGAGGTGCGCGATGAGTTCCCGGATGATGTTCATGTCACTCCTCTGGGAGCGTCATGGCGTGCTGGCGAACCTGGTCCTGAAGGGCCGAGGGTGCGCCGTCGAAGTTGTACTTCGTCCACAGGGCCAGCGCCTGCTTGCGGGTCGTGGTCTCCATCATCTCGGCCACGATCTCATCCGGGCTCTTGGCCACCGTGCTGGCTGCACGGGACACCGGCTGGCGGGTGACGCGCTCGGTCGTGGTGGACGCCATGTTGCCGTCCTCGTCCTCGTCGGTCACCATGCCCGTCAGGCAGCCGAGGAGGTAGCGCCGGGCGTACGTGATGGACGACCCGATCTCCTGGCTGGTGCGCCCGAACAGCGGCAGTGCGCCCTGGACGATGCCGCTCTGCGACTCGTGCATGAGTGTGCCAGCGATCTCGTAGCCGTTCTCAGCGGCGCGCGGCGTGACAGAGAACGACAGGCCGTGCTTGCTGAGCAGCGGCATCACGGCCTCGGTGACATCAGCGATGTCCGCGTACTTGTACTTGTACTTGCCGGTGTCTGCGGTCTTGCCCTTGTTCACCGTAGGCATCTCGGCCTGGAACGCAGCAAGCGCTGTCTCCAGGTCGGGGTGACTGACCCTGTCGGAGGTGGTCTTCGTCTTGCTCTCCGTCATGCGCGTCTCCTTGTCGTTGATGCGGACCAGCGTGACGGGTATCCCCGCCTTGCGTGCCATCCGCACGGTCCCGGATGCTCCGGGTGAGTTGTTCCTGATGAACGCCAGGACTTCATCTGCTCCCTGGTCGATCATCAACTGGTTCCTGATGGGTCCTGCCCGTCGCCCCAGATCCCAGTCGGCTGGGTACCTGACGGCGATGATGTCGGGCTCGTCCTTGTGGTCCACCCAGGCTTGAGCCATGGCGTCAGCGCCCGTCCGACAGTCTCCATGGATGACGTACATGAGTCCGTCACCGATCTGTGAAACCCGGGTTTCGAGCGCTTCCCACACTGCGTCAAGATCGTTCCAGCCGCGAGAACCCGTTACGATGAACTTGTGGTTCATGGGCTCACTCTCCTGGACTGCCTGCCTTGAAGGGGTCGTAGGGAAACCTGCGACCCCTTCGTCGTGCCTAGTGGGGGTCCCAGACAACGACGTAGGTTGTGACACCCACCGTGTGCGGGGCGTCGTTGTGCAGTTTGTGCGTCCGCTGGTACCTGCGATGCTTGCCGTCTGCGCACCAGCAGTGCACGAAGTTGGTCTCCTCGCTCTCGATCTCGAACACGTCGCCGTTCTCTACGACAACGGTCCCGTCGATCGGGACCTCGACATCCTGCATGCCCTCAGTGCTCACCAGGGTCTCCCTTCCAGACGGTCAGGTAGTCCTGCACGAGGAGGGCTACCAGGTTGGCGCGGCTGCGTCCGACTTGTGCGGCTGCGTCCGCGAGTTCGTCTCGCGTTCCGTCGGGGACGGTGAGCGTCATTCGTATCTGCTCCATACGCCTCCTTGTGTTACTTCACCTTACCACAGATCGAGCACACTTTACGTATCGTGCCGTCCGGCTGGCGGATGTCGTTGTACTGGTGGAAGTGCAACTCGAAGGTGGGCATCAGTGCCTGTGCTCCTCTCGCTCTGGTCCGCCGTCCTCGGTCTCTGAGATCCACTGCTCCCCGCAGGTCGAGCAGCGGCACTGGTAGGTGCCCATCACCTTGCGTGCTACGACTGCCATCAGGACCCGTGCGCCTTGAAGCCGGGGCAGGTGCAGCCGCGAACCTTGCACTTGCGCTTGCCGGTGCTCTTGTGGTCGTTCGACCTGTGGTGACAGTGGTCGCACATGCTGTAGTCGATCTCCATGTTTCCTCCTTGTTAAATCGGCCCGTAGACGGGCTCCCGTGTGATCACCCCTCCTGGGGGACCTCAGGAGCCTGAAGGGCGCTCAGCGCCTCAGCAGGCATGCTTCTCGGAGCGATGACGTGGTAGCCGCCCTCGTCGTCCAGCAGGACCCAGCCCCGCCAGGACCGCAGCGGGAACAGGAGCAGGTCCACGCCGTATCGGCTCGCCATGATGCCCGTCTCGTAGCCCCACTTCGGCGAGGCGTGAGCCTTGGCATGGCAGGTGTGGCACCCGAACGCGAGGTTCGCCGTCCGGTGCCCACCGTCACGGCGAGGCACCCGGTGCATGAGTTCCGTACCCACGGCCATGCACACGATGCAACGGCCCTGGTCACGCTCACGCACCTTCTCGCGAACAGCGCTCGGAACGTCGCTACCCACGGCCCCTCCTGTTCTGGATGGCGAACGCGGCGACGGCGATCTTTCCGTACACGTTGCCGTCTGGGCTGCGAGTCATGCTCGCTGTCGGGTTCAGGTACTTGTAGTTCACCCACCCGTCACGGATGAAGACGATCTCCACCTCGAACTTGCCTAGCCAGTACGTGCGCCCATCACCCACGGAGGCACTTCCGGATCTCGGACGTGAACTCCAAGGCCTGGTTGTCGTAGTCCTTTGACTGCGGGTCAGGTGTGACAACCGAGTCCATGCATGAGCGCGTCGTCTGAGACTCGTACTCGCTGCTGATGATCGACGCCATCACGGCCCCGACGATCACGATGGCGACGAGCCACAGCAGCCAGGCGCCATCGGTGTTGGATCTATCCGTCATGCTTCCTCCTTCACAGTTCTGGCTGTTCGAATGCCGGGTTCTCCAGGCGGGAGAACTCGCCTCGACGGATCAGTGGGATGTTCAGCATGTTCGGCCCATGCCGGTTCTTCGCCAGGAACATCCCGTACCCCTCGTCAGTCGAGTCGTACAGGAACGCGATCACACCGCCGTGCTGCTCGATCTCACCAGAGTCACGCAGGTCGGACAGGTTCGGGATCGCTGACGAACGTGACTCGACCTGCCGGTTCAACTGAGCCTGGAGGATGACAGGGATGTCGAACTCCTTGGCGATGTTCTTGAGCAGGCGAGTGTTCTCCGACACCCGGTCGTACGTGCTCATGTTCGGGCGGCTGCCCTCGATGAGCCCGAGGTAGTCGACCACCAGCCCGGCCACCTTGCCCTTGCGCTGCTGCGTGCGGACGTTCGAACGGATCTGGTTCACGGTCACGCTGCTGCGATCGTCGATGCTCAGAGGCATGGACCTGACCTGGTCAGCGTGTTGGCGAATCATCATCCAGTCCTCGGGCCGCATCCCACCGCCTGACCCGTCCAGCCTTCGGGTATCTACCCGAGCGATGTTCGCCGCGAGACGGGTGAACACCTGCCGGGTCGGCATCTCCAGGCTGTTGAGCACAACCGTGCCGTACTCGCACAGGTCGATCGTGGCCTGGATTCCGAAGATTGACTTGCCGACACCAGGCCGGGCACCGAGGACATACAACTCGCCTGGGCGGTACCCGCCGATGGCTGCGTTCAGCGTCGGCCACATGGTCGGGTACATGACCTGCTCCTGGCCGATCTGGCCGACGAACGCATCGAACTCCTCCGCCATGTCCCACTCGCGGACGACGGCCCTGGAAGAGGCGTCCACGTCAGCGCGAGCGTTCTCGACGATCTCAGCGATGTCGCCGTCCATGCGCGCCATCTGTGCCATGCGCTCAGCCGCAGCCAGCAGTCTGCGACGGACGGCACGGTCCCGGATGATCTTGGCGTACTCGTGGGCATGGAAGCGTGCAGGTGCATCCGTGAAGATGTCCAGGATGTCCGCGTGGTGGATGCCACGGATCCCCTCTGCCTCAAGCGTGGGTATCCGTGCCGCCACGGTCGCCGCATCGACGGCGTCGCCCTCGCTGAGCATCGTCCCGATGAGCCGGTAGATAGCCCCGAGGCCGATGTTGTCGAAGTCCTGAGGCGACAGGTCGACCTCGTCCATCACGTCGGGCTGGTGCAGTGCTACCCCGACGATGGCGTACTCAGCGCTGGTGATGTCGCCAAGCAGGGTGTTGCGGTACTCGGGCATGCGGCCTCCTAGTCGGGCAGTCGGATGTCTTCAACGGTGAGGTACTTGACAGGGGGCGGGACTTGCCTGGGCGGATCGCTCAGCCATGTCTCGTTGTCGAGCCACTGGAACGGTGACGGGATGCGGTCCGGGTGGTCCGTCCAGGCGATCGACGTCTTCCATAGCAGGAGGTTCTTGTAGGCCCGCCAGCGCTCCTCGATGGGAAGGGCGAGCCAGATCCTGCGGCAGTCGTCCTTGCGACCGTTGAAGCCCATCTGCGGGTACGTGATCCAGAACTCTCGGAACCCGTCACTGCGGCCACTGGACGCTGAAGAGTCTTTAGGTTCTTCGTTCTTAGTAGAAGAGTGGGTCAGATTGACCGACTGAGAGTTGGTCACCTTGACCCACTCGGGTGCGCTCACTGGAGTGGCCGCATCTTGCACCGTCCGCACCTGAGAACCGCTAGATTCTGCGGGTGCAGTGGCCGCATCTTGCACAGGTGCGCTCACTGGAGTGGCCGCATCTTGCACGAGAGCGTCCAGCGCGGCGGGGTTCACGGTGAACTTCGTGGTCTTGTCGTAGCCCGCTCGGCCCCGTCCCTCGTATGTGAGGACACCCAGTCCGGCGAGGTGCTTCACGTACCTGCCCACGCTGCTGGGCGAAGTGCCCAGATACTCAGCCAGGTCAGCGCGTGACATGACCAGTTCCCCGGTTGCCTTGTCGGCCTTGAACCAGATGGCCTGGAGTGTCACCGCCTCCGGGATGCCGCCGACCACTCGGGCCAGCGACGGTAGGTAGGCGACGAACTCCTCCTGTATGAGCAGTGCGCTCACCGCTCACGGCTCCGGAGCATCTCGCCGATGGCGACTGCCCGGTTGAGCCCGTCAGCCAGCCACCTTGCCTGCTCGAAGGTCAGGTCAGCAGCGAAGGCAGCGACCGTCTTGTTGTCGTGTCCGACGAGAAGGACCTGCCTGGTCTCCTCGCTCAACTGAACCTCGACTGCGCCGTTCGGTGCGTGCATGGTGGGGATGTAAGTCCACCCACCTGACTGTTCATGCTCAGACATCTGCGCATCTCCACTTCGTTGTAGAGTGCGTGCGCTTGGTACCCTGTGCAGGTACTCGGTAGTGCGCACACACTCCGATCTTCTACGAGGGGCCGTCCTTGCCGGGACGGCCCCTCGGTCGTTGGTGGACTGATCTTAGCCCGCTGCGTACCCGAACCGCTCGGCCCGATCCCAGATCAGGTAGCCATCCGGGTCGGCAGCGATCTCCTCCCGAGACGGTGCCACGAACCAGCGGTTCGCAGGCTCCGCGTTCACCTCGGTGCCCAGCGCTGCCCGCACCCGGCCCACGTCGCTACGTGACAGCCGAGCCCCTGTCGCGTTGCGTGCCGCTCCCGTGGTCCTGTGAGTGTTGGCATCCACCCGCATGAGGTTGCAGCCTTCGAGTGGCTCGTCCCACAGCGCGACGTACCGGATGGCACGTCCGAGGTGGCTCGATGGCTCGACGATGTCGGGCCGGTGGCTGGCAACGAACTCGTCGTACGCATCCCCTCGTCCCAGGAATCCCTTGGCGACGATCGACTGCACGACCAGGTATGGGTCTCGCATGATGCGCAGCACGGTTGTGTCCGCAGGCAGGCTGTCGAGGTACGGGACGGCCAGCCATGACGACTCCGACTGCACGAGCGGACCATGGCGGTCGTACGAGAACTGCTCCTCGTGGCCACAGGGGTGACCGAGCGCTGTGAATAGCGCTGCGGCCCACCCTGTGCCAGACCTACCGCAGCCCGTGATGAGGAACGGTGTCACTTCCCCGCCCCGTAGATCCTCTCGACCATGTCGGGCCGACCTGACGAGTTCTTGCCGTGGTGATCCCAGATCCAGGTGCGCTCGGGCAGGTGCGAGAACTTCGCACCTGCGTCGAGCAGGCGCAGCCACAGACCCCAGTCCTCGTTCTGTACGTGCGGCCACTCCTCGCTGCCAGGGACGGGGAACCCGCCCACCTGCTCGAACAGCGACCGACGCACCAGCGCGGTGACCGGGATGTAGTTGTTCTGGCGCAGCGCAGGCTCGTTGAACTCCTGACCGAAGGCGTCCTTCCCGTCGATGAGCAGGAACGCCCAGTCGCTGCGGTCCTTGCCCAGTCGGATCAGGTCGAACCACGGGTAGACAACGTCAGCGCCTGTCGCCTCGGCGTGCCGGATGCACTTCGTGAGGTGCCCCGGCTTGAACATGTCGTCGTCATCCAGAAACGCGATCCACTCCGACTGGACATCGGCAAGTCCTGCAAGGCCCACGGCGTGGTTACGCATGGCAGCGGGACCCTCGTGGAAGTCATCGAGTTTCACGGAGAAGACGTACGAGACATCCTCCCCGGTCACCGATGCCTTTGCGCGCTCCAGCATGTCAGCGCGTGGCGCGATGGTCGGTATGACGACCAGCACATCGACGTCTGTCATGGTCACCCCTTCCACTGGAGGAAGGTCACGCCTCGCGGCGTCGGGAGGCTGATGCGGTTGAAGCCCATCTTCTGAGCAGCAGAAGCCACCTCCTGGGCGAACTCGTTGTACTTGGTGTGACCCGGCTCCCCGCAGTCGTGGATACCGACGATCGCACCAGGTGCGAGCAGGGGACGGATGGCTCGCAGTTCTGGCACGCGCAGTTCAAACAGCGAGTCCAGCCAGGCGAAGCCGACCTTGCCCTGGTGCCCGTTCATGGCCAGCATCTCGATACCCTCCAGCGACGCCTGCGGGGCTACCTGTACAGGCAGTCCGGTGCACTGGTCGGCGGCGTACCCGACACGGAAGGGGTCAACCTCGAACGTGACCAGGTGACCGACGCCTGCCGTGAGCAGAACCTCACCGATGAGCCTGGCCGTCTGCCCGAATGCGGTGCCCGTCTCGATCACGAGGTCAGGGCGCAGCGCCTCGACGAACGCCGCGACGAGGCGGCTGACCTCGATCTCGGTCGAGTCGCTGTCCGGGCTGTGCCACCGTTCCGGATGTGGGCAGTCCGCACGCGGCGGCGTGAACCGTGACTCCAGTTCCATCAGTCCCCCTTCCCGTCTGTGTCGGCCAGGAACGAGGTCAGCGCTGCGACCAGCACCTTGACCTGGTCACGCTCGATCTCCAGGCACCTGCCCTGGCCGTCAGGGATGATGACCACGGCGTCGACCGTGGCCAGCGTCGCCCGCTCGACACGGTTGATGCCTCCGGTCCAGTCGATGACTCGCCCGTAGATCCTGCGCCCGCTGCTCGTGTACTCCATGGCCTCTCCGATCTCCTCGTCACTCAGGATGCGCAGCATCAGGCGCCCTGCTCTTGGGCGTCCAGCGCGGCGTTCCAGCCGTCCTCGCGACCACGCTCATAGCCGTGGTCGTGGCCGCGTCCATACTCCCTGGCGCCGTACTCCTCGATGAGGGCCACGAGCCTGGCCTCGTCACCCCGAGGCATGTTCTTCGCTCGGATCGCCAGCGCGATCTTGTTCATGATCATCTCGTCCAGCCCCATGCTTCCTCCTTGTTATCCGGTCAGGCCCTTGCGTCGGATGATCGCGTCAGCCCACGCATCGGCCCACTGCTGACCTCGGTTCTCGTAAGCGAGGAACCGTGCCTGCTCCGGGCTGTAGTCAACCCAGCCGCTGTCTCGCGTCAGCCTGACCACGCTGCGAAGTGCGTGATACCAGTTGCTGGGCTCGTCGCCTCGAACGAGCCCCCCTGTGAAGCCGCCCAGGCCGTGCAGGCGCTCGTTCTCCGGCGTGGCGGACGCAAGTACCAGCGCACCCGCCGCAGCCCCTTCCTGGGCCTTCAGCGCGCTCTTGGCACGGTTGAACGCCGTGTCCGCCAGCGGCACCAGCATGATGTCGATGCCACGCAGCGCCTCGTGATACTTGTCGAGCGCCACCCAGCCGGTGCCGGTCACACGGTCCATCGGTATGCCCAGCAGGTTGGCTACCGGCTCGGCGTCGCCCACGATGTGCAGGTCTACGTCGTCGTTCTCCGCGATGACACGAGCGACGGCGTCGCCCATGACCTGGAGGTCGTTGGGGTGGGATGCGATCGATCCGGACCACCCGATCTTGATGCGACCCTGAAACCCAGGTTTCGCATCTGGTGCAAATGCGGCATTTGGTAGACCGTTGCGCAGCACCCGGACCCGACCATGCAGCCCGTAACGCCGAGCCAGCGCAGGCGTGGTCACCGTCACCATGTCCGCCATAGCGCACGCAGCATCCAGCAGTTCAAACCGTGGGATGCCAGCGACCGGCTCGGTCCAGCGCGCGTACGACCCGTTGTCCGGGTGGATGCGCCACAGCGCATCATCCACATCCACCACCACGGCGACGCCCATGCGCTGGAGCGCACTGATGAACTCCACCTGCATCGGGGACACGAGACGCTGAAGAACCACCAGGTCGAGATCCTGTGGGTCCTTGATGCCCTTGAGCACCAGGTCTCCCTTGTCCACCCCGATCTCCACCTGGTCAGGGCGGTACAACTCCATCTGCCAACCCGTCAGGTCCATCACCGCGTTGCCCGGCCATGCCACCCTGTAGAAGCAGCATGCGCCCAGGTCGCACGGGATCATCGCGACCCTCACTTGATCACCTTCACGTTCTGGTCACCCCAGATCTCGCGAAGCATCGCGAGATCCGAGTCGTAGTTCGCGGCATCCGTCGTGAAGTCCACCGTTGTCGTGCGCCCGTTCGGCGTGGTGACCTCAGCGACGATGCGCTTCTGATTTGCCATCTCTCCCCCTACAGCGCGTTGCGCAGTCGTTCCAGCGCGATGGCTGGCGTGTGTCCATCCCACTCGGGGGCGGTCTCTACCTCGGTTGCGTCGAACATGTCCCAGTACTCGGCCTTGTAGTGGTTCGTCACCCACCCATCCAGCGTGTAGAGGCAGATGATGAACCACCCACCACCGAAGCACAGTTCTCCGTCGTGGTGGCGCCAGGACTTTACGGCCCTTCCCATGCCAGTGAAGTACTTTGCTGTCCACGCGTTGTAGACCATGCGGTACTCGTACAGTTCGTCCATCGTGTGGTGCTCGTCAGCCTCGATGTGGACCGAGCGGTCCTCCGATACGACGTGCGCTCGGCCGTCGTCTGCGCGGATCGTGAAGCGACGAGCGCCGATCGCATACGTGCGCTCATGGATGCGCTCGATGACCCCCACGCGCAGCGACGGGTTGTTGTTACCTGTGCGCACAGCCGAGGCGATCTTGTCCCCCACCTTGAACTCGGTCACGCTCGCCCCCTGTTGTACTGGCCGATCAGGTCGTCCAGGCCCTTGAGCACCTTGTTCTTGGCTGTCTCGTTGGTATTGATGCCGACACTGCCGATGCCGTCGCTGGCGATGAAGTAGTGCGAGGCCAGGTCCTCAAGGTCGAGGGTTACCTTCGCCCGGCCGATCGCTCCAGCGCAGACCTCACGGTTGTGCTGGTCGAGCATGGCGTCGAACAGGTCCTCGTAGTGGCGCATCTTCGCTCGCCCGGCGAAGGTGCACATGAACTCCACCCACTGGGTGCGCACCTCACGGATCGTTACGGCCATCAGTCCTCGGGCTCCTTGATCGGACGCTTAGGGTCCTTCGGCTTGCCGCTCAACCGGTTCTCCTCCTTGCACCGCCAGCACAGCGCGGTGAACAGCGGGATCTTGGTCCCGCAGCCAAGGCAACTGCCCATCAGTTTTCCTTCCACTCGAACTTGCTGATGTATGGGTTGGTCACTTCGCCGTAGTCGATCTGAACCTGCGTGGCGCCCAGGTCATCCAGCCCGTCGTCGCGACCCTCGACCCAGGCCAGCGCCGCGATCTCGTCAGCGACTGCCTCCAGCGCTGCACGCATGCCGTCGTGTGCCCTGATGCGCTCGCCGTGGTCCAGGTCCGAGTACCAGAACGGCTTGTCCACGTAGTGACGACCGACCTGGTCGTGCTCAGCCTGAAGCGCACGCTCCACCATCTCGTCAGTGATACTCACGACCACCGTCCAGGGCTTCACGTATTGCCTCTCCCCACCCGACCGCCTCGCCCGCGTTGTCCCACTCATCCGCGAGCGCACGGGCACGCTCGATGGCTTCAAGCGACTCGACGAGGCGGTCGCTGAGCAGGTCTACCTTGAGGGCTAGGACGAGGATGTCCTGCCTCCGTGCCCATCCGTTCGCCACCTCCCGGAGCCCGTCACCTAGCACGCTCACAGTCGACGCTCCCGCCACGCAGTCAGCGCTTCCTTCTCCTGCTCCGTCAGGCGCCGACCAGCCTGACGGATGTACTCCTCAGCGCGTGCCTGTCGCTCACGCTTGGTGAGACCATCGCCGCCGCGACCAGTCACGACTTCGCGGATTCTTGCGAACACACCGGGCATGACTCCTCCTTTCTCTGTAGCCAACGCAGCAGGGTTGCCCCTGCCGCCGTGCGCATGGACGACGTGCGACCCATGTCCTGCTGGATGCAGCGCAGGTCAGCGATCAGGTCACGTAGCGCCGTGTCCACGTTGTCGTGCTTGCGCCGCCACTTGCGCGTCTCACGCACCGCCTTGTTCACGTCCCTGGTCAGCGCCTCGAACGTCTCAGCAGGTGTCGGGTCGGGCACGAAGTCGCTCACCATGGACGCCGGGTACATGGCCCTGCTGCCAGCCTTCGCGGAGGTCAGCGTGAACCACGACCCGTCGCCCCGCTTGACCCACATGCCCTCCTTGTCAGGGATGGCGACGCCATAGGGGTTCTCGACGGTCGCCACCCCCTTGGTGCCGGGCTTGTGCGCAGGCTCGTCTGGCACCTCGCGTTCGATGACGACATGTGGCCCCTCGTCAGGCTCGGAGCCTGGGTAGACGGAGACGACCCGGTCGTTCTCCTGGAACGACACCTCGTTGTCATCCGTGATGACGAAGCGTTTCTTCACCATCAGCGCACCGTCTGGTACTCGATGACGACGGTCTCTATGGGCTCCACGTGAACACCCTTGACGGTTCCGTCGCCGTTCACGTTCGGGTCCTCGTCGTCCCATGGCCGCATGTCCTGGAGTTCCGTCAGCGCGGTCGCGTAGAACACCCGGTACAGCAGCCCGTCGTCCGGCGCCTTGAACACCATGGCGTGGTACTCGTGCCAGCGCCCGGTGTCGTGCACCTCGTCCTGGACAGCCCCGTCCCAGGGCAGTCCCCACTCCTTCAGGAGTTCCGTCTTGAACAGCCGCTCCATGATTCCTCCTTGTGAAACCTAGGTTTTGGTTCTGGTCAGATGCCTATGACGTGCGCCTCGATGGCGTCAGCGATCTCCTCGAAGGGGATGCCCTTGTCGTTCATCATCGACAGGCTCAGGTCGTCGAGGAAGTTCGCCTCACGAGTGCCGTTGGTGATGATGCCCCGGCTCTCCTCCAGGCGTGAGTCGCCCGTGTACTTGCGCTCACCCTCGAACTCCATCCCGGCCCAGTCGATCACCTCGTACGGCAGGTACTCTGTCTCGCAGGTGACGCCGTAAGAGATCCGGTAGCGGTCGTCCTCAGGTGAATTCCCTGACTCGACGAAACCCGCCTGCTGGCAGAGCAGGCTCAGGATTCCCAGGCAGCAGAACCGCTCGTCGTACTCGTCAAAGCCGAGCGGTCGCATGGAGTGCAGTTCAGCCGCCCCCTGCCGGTAGTTCCCCAGGCGCAGCGCGTCCACCCACTGCTGCTTGATCTCGGCCTTCATCTTCAGCGTCATGCTTCCTCCTCAGTTCCAGGTCTTGCCGGTGTTCTTGTCGTGGTGACTGCCGCTGTCATGCGGCGGCTTTGTGCACACATGGACCGGGTAGTTCCCCTTGGCGATGCCGGTCGGCACGAACGTCACGCTATGGTTCTTGTCGCCACAGATCTGGGCGCCGTAAACCTTCATGCTTCCTCCTTGTCAGGTGCTCAGGTGAGCCATCCAGATGAGCGTTGCGGCAGGGGCCACGAAGTACCAGAACAGTCCGTTGTCCAGCACCCAACGGATCAGTTCATCCAGCAGCCACAGGAAGAGTAGGAAGACTGCGGCATACGCAGCCATGAACGACACGACCAACAGCGCGTCGGCGTTCACCACGTCTCGCCGTTCTGCTTGTGCTTGCTCCGCACGTGTGAGGCAGCGTTGGACAACGCAGCCTCACGGTCGCTGTACTTGCCGACGCACCAGTTGACTCGCGGTGCCCTGCTCAGCGCGCAGTCCCCGCAGTGGATGTGCCAGAGCCCGTCTTCTTCCTCACGGAATACCGAAGCCTTCATGTCTCTCCTCATGGGAAGGGAGGGCCGGTGGTGACCGGCCCTCCCCCGTGTGGTGCTACGAGATCTGCTCCACTATGACGCGGTATGTAGCGATCCGCCCGTCTTCCTCATCCTCTGTCAGGTGGATGTGAAGCCCGTTACCGATGGCACTCGCCTCGACGTACGCGCCGATCCCGTCGTCCCAGTCGCCGTCGAGGATCGCAGCGATGTGTGCTGCCAGGTCGTGAGTGGTCGGCCCGGCCATCAGACGGTCTCGGCGGGTTCGTTCGCGTACACGACACCGCCACCATCAACGATCTGCCGTGCTGCCTCGTCCAGCCGAGCATCCTCTTCGGGCGAGAAGTAGTCGATCGTCACCGACAGGCCGCTCTCCTTGGCGAGCGCGCGGATCTTCTCCTCGTTCTTGCGCCGAGCCTCCTCGGCCTTGCGCTCAGCGCGCTCCTCCGCCGTGGCGCGACGCTTCCACGTCAGGCCACGCTTGGCGTGCTCGTCCTGCATGAGGATGGCGTACACCTCCGGGAACTTCTCACGCAGTCGACGGTCCGCCGCGTTACGCGCTGCCTGTGCTTCCTTGTTGCTGCCCATCAGGACTGCTTCCTCTCGTAGTTCCACTGGTTGACCAGGTCCTCGGATGTGACCCCGGTCAGGTCGTTCCATCGCTTCATCGCCTGAGCCCAGGCGTGCAGGTCTGGGTAGTCCTCAGCCTTCGGCTTACTCTCCGCCACGGAGCAGCACCTCCAGCGCCTCGGTCACGGTTCCGGTCCAGCGCACCCACTTGTCGGTGTACTCACCGCACTTGCAGGTCGCCTTCATCTCCAGCCCGGCCTCGTTCTTGTTGCCGACGAACGTGCCTTCGAAAAGGCTCAGCGACCTCTCCCGAAGGGACTCGTGATCCCACGACACGATGCCCGTGCAGTTGTTCCCAGTGAGGTGTCGCATCCACTCGTAGCCACCGCTCCACCCGTAGGTGATGTTGCATTCGTCGTAGTCGCCTTCCTCGACACCCCAACCCGGCTCGTCGTCGTAAGCGTTGAGGCGCACGAACTCGCCATTCTTCTCCAGGAGGCGAGCAACCGCAGCACGGTAGCCAGCAACCCAGTCGTCGTTACCCACGCTTCCTCCTCTCTGTAGCAGCAGCCGTGCGGCATGCAGCCGAACATGTTCGCTTGTCGCTCCTGCGCTTAACTGGCAGTTCCGTCTCGCACCAGTCGCACAGGTCACGGTTCGCCTGGTGCTGCGCTTCGACTATCCGAAGCGCAGCGACCAGTTGCTTAACTGTGATGCCCTTGCGTGCGGCTACGTTTGCTATGGCTGGGTGTTCCACCTGCGGACCTTGTAGCCAGCCCGCTCCAGCACCATGAACAGCCGGTACTCACCGATGATGTTGTCGACGAGCACCTCGTAGTCGTTCTCAGCGAGGTCACTACCAGACCCACCGCCGATGTCATCCCATCGCGAAGTGTGCTCGCTGAGGATGGACTCCAGTCCAGCGCGCCACTCCCCACCGTCTTCGCGGTAGCGCTGTGCAGGCGTGGACTGCACCGTGATGCAGAACTCCATCACGACCACGCTCCGTACCGTGCGGCTATAGCGACAACCGCGAGAACGAAGATGATGAAGACGAGCGCGGTGTACTTGTAACGCTTCACGCTTCCTCCTTGAAACCTAGGTTTCGCTTCGCCTGTCAGAACGGGGGTTCTGTAGACGCAGGCGTAGCCCATGGGTCAGCCGCAGGTGCAGCCTGCTGGAACCCTCCGCCACCCTTGCTGATCTTGGTAACCGCAGCCGTGGCGTAACGCAGGTCGGGACCCACCGCCTCGACTCGCAGTTCCAGGGACGAACGCTTGTTGCCCTCCTTGTCCTCCCACGCACGGGAGTACATGCCGCCCTGCACGATCACGCGGTCACCCTTGCGGAGAGACTCGACGATGTTCTCCGCCATGCCCTCCCAGGCGTTGCATCGGATGAAGGTCGGGTCGCCGTCCTTCCACTCGTTGCCGTCCTTCACGCGAGGGTTCTGCGCCACCGTGAAGTTGGCGACCGCCTTGCTGGACGGGAGGAACCGCAGTTCCGGGTCAGCCGTGAGCGTGCCGACCACCGTGACCTGGATCTCGCCTGCCATCAGATGCCCTCCTTCTCGGCGCGGTTCTCCCACGCCTTGTTGTCGATCCATGCGTTCATGGAGTCGTCGGTCCAGTGATACCCAGCGCTACGCATAGCGCCTTGAACGTTGCGCCACACGTCGTCCATCGCCTCGTTGAACGACCACTCCGACTTGGAGTTGGTGCGCACTTCGACTGTCGATCCTGACCCCAGCCCGTTGTCTGACGAGGCGGTCCCCTCGAAGGTCGGGATGTCCTCGAAGGTCACTCCCCCTCCACCTCCACGACGTTGAGGCCGAGCAGTTCTCGGACCACCGACTCTCTGTAGCGGCGGTGACCGCCGAGTGTGGTGGTGTGCGGCAGTACGCCTGTTCGTGCCCACCGGGTGACCGTCTTGGGGTCAACCCCTGCTAGCGCAGCCACCTCACCTGGATGCATGAGGCGGTCTTGTTCCTGGTCGTTCTCCACTAATGCCCCTCCCCTCAGTACCGGTCTAGCAGACCCTTGAGCGCTGTCAGATCGCTCCGCAACTGCTCGTTCTCCTCACTAAGGGCTGCTCCCTTGGTGAGCATCGCCGGGTCGATGCCGAGCACCTCGAAGATCTTCGCGATCTTCGCCTCGGCGTCGGCCAGGATGACCTCCTGGTACTCGAACCCGGCGTCCGTCATGATCTCCGCCAACGTGTTGGCGTAGAGGGACAGTGCCTCGTCCTTGCGCTGCGACCTCGACCGCATGGCCTCGTACAGCGCACGGGCAAGGCCCGGCTGTACGTGCTTGCGCTGGCGGTACGGGCCTCGCTTGTTCTCCACCACGATGTCTTCCTCCTTGTTGCTCATCTTACCCGAATCGGAAGTCTCGGGCAGGTCGGGGCGGTGCGTCGGAACCGGCTTGAACTGCGAGTTGACGTACCCAGGCAGCGGCGCTGTGCGCTCCTCTGACGGCTCGACCACCTCCACCGGGGCGATTGCCTTGTCCGCCTCCTGCTCGTCCGCTGACGCCTCGCTCTTGCGCACCCAGCAGGGGTGCCTGGGTGACTGGAAGCCGGTGAGCGTCAGGAACTCCAGCCCGCAGTCCTTGCACTCCAGGTTCAGGTTCGAGTTCGGATCATCCAGCGCCAGAGCCGTGTCCATCGAAGGCTTCTCTGAGGACAGCGCCCTCTGCACCTTCTGCTTCAAGATCCGCGCCTGCTGGTCGGGCTGCCTCGTGGCCGGGGTGAGGTGCATCCACTGCGTGCCCTCGGGTGAGCGCAGCCGCCACCCCTTCTTGACCCGCTTCGCCGTCCACCCGAACCCGATGGCGTCCTTCACCGCTTCGCGCAGCGCGCCTCGGATGGAGTTCGGGTCTAGGTCCTGACTCACAAGCGCTCCCAGTCCGTGTACGACCTGACCTCGATGTAGCGCTTGGTCCCCTCTGGGAAGTGCGCCGGGATCGGCCTGAGCACATCGGCCTCGGCCTCGCGCAGGCCGAGTGGGCCGGAGACTATCTCCTGCTCGTCCCACTCGTCGTCCTCAGGGATGAAAGTGACCACCTGGTACTCGTGGTGCCTCGCCATCACTGCACCCCCTTGCACTTGACCTCGTCGGACGTGCCGACCTTCACGTCGCAGTTCCACTGGATCGGCTCCGGCTCGGGCACCGGCTTGATATACCAGCCAGCCATGAACGCACCCGTCCCTACCGCCAGGGCCACGAACAGCCATACCGCACGCTCGAACCAGCGCACGCGGTCGATGGCAACGGTGTCTCCGATGACCTCCTCCAGCACGCCCTGCTCCCACTCCTCAAGCGGCCCCTCCCGCTGCGCGAGGATCTTGAACGTTGCTGAGCGCATGGCTCGGTCCCTCACCCCAGGCAAGACGGGGTTCTCCGGGGCGTACAGCGTGTGCGGGTACTTCTCCAGACCTACTGCATCGTTATCCATCTCTCGATCCCTTCGGGTAGGAGAGGGGGCCAGGTTTCCCTGACCCCCTCGCGCTAATCCACCTCGATCTGTTGATCCAACAACACCGACACAGGGCACTCGGTGCAAGCGAACTCGATGGTCACCATGGTGTGCTCGAACCCCATCTCCACAATGGGAGATTCAGTCTGCTGGTAGCAGACGACACCGTGTTCGCAGACGAACGTCTTCACGTCAGCCGATCGTCGGGATGTTCTCGACCTGCTCGGTCTCCGCCATGGCCGTGACGCTCCCGTTCCAGGTCATGCCACCCGGACGCCAGCACAGGCAGTATGCGAAGTTGTCGTTGCAGTCGAGGCACGAACCACAGGCGTTGCACATCCCGTACTCCTGGTCCAGGTCCAGACCCTCCGCCCCGCACTGAGGGCACGGGGTCGGGTCGTAGAGGACGAGTTCCTTCCCCTCGCCGTCCACGCAAGCCTCGTCCATGTAGTCAGCCCAGCCAGCGCGCGCCTGCCGGTCTGCCTCGGTCTCGGCCCAGTCGTACTTGTCCATGGGCCGACGCCCCGTGTACCCGTACCACGAGTAGTCCGTGAGGTACCCGCTGTTCGAGTACCACAGGCCGTCCGTCTGGATGCCCTGGTCCGCGTTGACGATGCGCACCTTCGGCTTGCCTGAGCGCGTCGAGATGAACACCAACTTGTTGCCGGTGCCGATGCGCCGACCCAGCACCGCAGCCCCTCGCCGTGAGGGGACACCGTTCGGGTTGTCGACGAACCGGGCGTGCCGGTCCACGAAGATGCGGGTGTCCGAGCGCCGGTCCTTGTAGGCCGGGTGGTACTTGACCGGGAGGATGCCGTTGTGCGCCATCACCGAGTCCTCAGCGAAGTGGAAGGGGTGGACGTTGTACTCCCCCATCTCTCCGTGGGTGCCGAAGCGGGAGTGGAACAGCGCCACCGCACCCTGACCGAGCGCTGTGCGCGCGTCGATGAATCCCTCAAGCGCCTCCTCGAACACCATCGACTTGCCCACCAGGAGCGTGTCGCCCGCAGCCACCGCCCAGCCGTGGCCGTCGTCGTTGATGATCGACCCGTTGGTGATGCCGCGCACCGGGATCTCCACGCCACCCGGCGTGTACGTGATCATACACATTTGTCTGATTCCTCCTTGTTGAAACCTGGGTTTTACTACAGGGTCAGAGCGTCAGGCCTTGATGACCTTCTTGTCCGTGATGCCAGCGATGGAAGCGAAGGCGTCCGGGTGGTTGTTCGCCACCCACGCCGAGAACGAAGCCCAATGCAGGGCCTTCGGAGACACGCTGCCCTTGTTGGCACGCAGCGAACGGATGTACTCCGCAGCCACGTACACCACGCGCACCGCGTCCCGCAGTTCGTCAGCGCGGCGCGTCGACCGGAACGCACGGATCTCGATGGTCGGACCGTTGTTCAGGTTGATCGCGTCGCGGCCCAGGTAAACGTCCCGCATGTACGGCTTGCTCGCCTGCCGCTGGTGCTTGCCGTTCTGCATGTTCGCCATCTTGATCGCTGACGACACCGGCTTCTTCACCTTCGCGCAGTACGACGTTGGCTCACGCCGAGCGATCCGCTCCAGGTGGTTGCCCTGGTTGAGCAGGTAGCAGAACGCGGCCGTCGCGATGTCGTCCTTGTCGAACGCGGTACGCCCCACATGGACGTGCAGACCATGGCCAGTCGGCTCCGTGCCGCGACCGACGAGCGGGAAGTGCTCATCGAGCATCTCGAAGAACGACTCCCACTTCACCGCCTCGAAGAACTGCCACGTCATGGGCTGCGTCGCGATCTCGAACCCCTCCACCGACGAGTCCTCCTTGCAGTCCACGGCGTCGTCGAACCCGAGGTTGTCCTTCGCCCAGTCGTAGATCGGCTGGACCTCCCCCGTGTTGGCGGAGATCTCCAGTTCGAACCCGAGGTAGTACCCCTTCTCAGCGTTCCGCTCCCGGGTGCGCACAGGCCCACCGAGCCAGCGGTTGGCCTGCGTCTTGCCGTAGGACGACAGCCCACGGACACGCATGTGCTCACCGCCGCAGTCCCCGACGTACCACATGTCGCAGTCGTCGCAGTAACGGGCGCACCCACCGCAGTAGTAGTCACCGTCGATCAGGTACATGTCCATGCGCACGAACTGGTCGCCGCAGTCGTCGCACTCACCGACGCACTCGCTGCACAGCGCCACGTCCCCACCCCACCCACGGCGGAGCGTGGTCGAGTCCTCCTGGAGGATCACGGTCTGGCAGGTGGTGCATCGCACGGCACACTCGTTGCACACCGAGTCGTCGTTGAGCATGAGGTGGTCCCTGCGTGGGCGCTCCTGCTCGCACTCGGAGCACTCCACCGGCTCGGCCTCCCGCGCCTCCCGCTCCTGGCGCTCGCGCTGTCGGCGCAGCCGCCGCTCCTCGACTTCCGCCTCGACGCGGGCCTGCTCTGCTCGGGCGTACGCCTGATACTGAGCGCGTTCCTCGGGTGACAGGTCCGACTGGCACCCATCACACCCGCACTGGGTCGAGAAATCTATGGGCATTGCTTCCTCCTTGTACGACGAAGGCCGGGGTGTTTGCCCCGGCCTTGCTGGTGAAACCTAGGTTTTACTGCTCGGTGGCAGCGAGGATGTCCTCGTACCACGTCGACCATGCGGGGTCGCGGTCCATCTCCCGCACCCACGCAGACACCACCCTGCGCACGGTCGTACCGGACACCGCCGGACCGGACTCCTCGTCGTCATCCCAGATCCTGATGGTCTCGTACGGCGACTCGGAGTAGCCGAAGTACAGGTCCACGTACGGGCTGTACGGCTCGTACGTAGCGCGCAGCGAGCCTCGACCAGGAACCCTGATGGTGACGTTCCAGCGCCCCATCACACCTCCTTGAACTCGTAGGTGCCGACGATGAGACCGTTGCGGTCCTTCAGTGCTGCGAAGGATGCCGCCACAGTGTTCCCGTACAGCGCCTCGCTGACTGCACGCAGGATGCGGGCCACCTCCATCTCGCGGTCCCATGCGTCGTCGCCGAACGCCTCGCTGTCGAGGTCGATGACGAGTTCAAACGTCCGCTTCTTGGGGCGCTGCGCCTCTGCTACTGCTGCTGACACGTGCTCGACCTCGTCGAGCACTGCCTGACTGACCTTGACCATGCTTCCTCCTCTCACTTCTTACTACATCTTACCACATTATGTGGTGTATGTCAAGTATTTCCGATTTGCCCCTCGTCGTGAAACCTGGGTTTTAGTCCCGCCAGGTGGTGAACGACAGCGGGTACTCGTGTCGCTCACGCATGAGCGTGGCGAACAGTAGGTCCGTGTCCTCCCGGTATGCCCGCTTGGATGGGTACAACTCGTACGTGTACCACTCGTGTTGGAACTTGATGTCCCCGTCGTTGTTCTGCACACCGATCTGGCCGTCGAACCGCAGCCACACACGCAGGTTCCCGGCACCGTTGAGGTGGTACCCACGGCACAACAGGCGCACACCATCCGCCTCCGTTGGCCGGATCGCGTCGAGGTCCTCGCCGCTGATGATGGGATCGACCAAGGCCATGCCCTCGTACAGCGCCCACTCCGCCCGGTTCACCGCGCGCCCTTGTTGGCGAGGTTGTGCAGCGCCTCGACGAGCGCGTTCGAGGGTGCCTGACCTGACGTGCAGTGGTCGTAGAAGGCGTCGCGGATGTCCCCGTATGAGACCTCCTTGTGCAGCACGAGCGGCGTGTACTCCTGGATGTCAGTGTCATGACGCCAGATGTTGAGCCGCTCTTGGTCGGACAACGACACCCACTTCTTCTCGTTCCTCCCAGCGCCATCACCTATAGCAACTCGGGCCAGGACCTCCGCGCCCGTCGCCGTCACAGCACTGATGATCGAACCGACCTGCGTCGGAACGTCAGGCACCTCACGCTCGATACGGACGGTGTGCGCGACTGGAACCTGCCCGTGGTTCTCGATGATCACATCGCCTGGACGCAGGTCTGCACTGCTGATGGTGTATCGCTTCTTCACTGGAACTCCCTCCCCAGGATGGTTGCCACGGCACCACCGAGGATGCCGAGCAGTGTGTACGAGGTGAGCAGGAACCAGTCGAACCAGTCCTTGCTCCATGCCATGCGACCGAGGTCGCGACCGAACTTCTTGAGCGCCTTCACTACTCCTCCTTGATCTTGGCTAGAACGTGCAGGACAGGAGAGCCGTGAATCTCCACGACCTCCTTGAGTACACCTACCCCACGCAGGTTCCGCTCCGGCTCACCAGTCAGGTAGCGAAGCAGGCAGTCCTCCGTGTCGTCCCGGTCTACGACGAACTCCTGATACATGCTTGCGAGTACCCCGGATGCGCGACCGAGTGGCGCTGCCGTCATTACGGACAGCGCCACCTCGCTCACGAACCGCGACACCGCTTCCTCGGGAGTCATGTACGTCTTGGGGTGAACCACATCCCCTCGCTCCCTCGGCATCCTTTGCAGGCTGACGGTGTAGCGCGTCATGTCAGCGCTTCGGCCGGTTCAGCACGCTGATCTCGGTGATGACACCATCCACCACCGTCGCACCCTCCCAGTCGAGACGGAGGATGTCCCCGTCCGCGATCTTGAGCGCTGCCTTGAGCACGTCCTCGTGGATCTTGCGGCTGTCCACTGTCTGGACCGCACGCCGCGTTCCCTTCTGGCGCATCTTCACCTTCTTGCTCCCGTCGATCGTCGTGCTCACGTGCACTTCTGCGTTCTTGCGGACAGTCATGTCCCCTCCTCAGGTTCTCAGGTAGGCACTCTTGACGAGACGGATCGCCTCGTCCTTGCTGGTGGCTGTGCCTACGTCCTTGCCCGTTGCGCCGTCCGCATCCATCACCGCCCGCCAGCGGCCTTCCTTCATGTAGACGAAGCCGACTGACGTGCCCTTGATCTGGACATCGGTCCAGCCCGGCAGGTAACTCACTGCTCGGACAGGGGAGCGTTCTCGTTGAGACGCAGGTTGTCGAAGGCTTCACCGCCGAGGTGCCCGATGGTGACCGCCTCGCCCCACGTGACGCCCTGGTCCTGACGGGCCTGCGCGCTGTTGAACAGGTCGACCGCGTCCTCGTCCACGTCGAGCAGTTCGCTCCGGTAGAGCATGTTGCACACGCTCCCCGCACCCGCTCCGCGCCGGGCGTCCCCGTGTTCTTTGTCGCGCTCCAGGAACCACTGCGCCGGGACGCCCAGCCAGATCAGCGCCCATCCCACGATGCAGTCGGGGTCGCCGCCGAGCGTGACGTTGTAGCACCCATACGTGCCGCTCCGCTGGTAGGTGTGGTTGTAACCCTTGGCCTTGACGGCCTCGTTCAGCGCCCGCAGCGCCGTCTCGTACGTGATCTTCTGCATGATTCCTCCTTGTTGAAACCCGGGTTTTACCGTGCGATGAGCACGGCACCAGCACCCACCACGAGGTGAGGCTGATGCCCTGCTAGTCGCCCAGATACTCAGCGAAGAGGATGTCGTGGTACTCCTTCTTCGCCTCCTGGTACTCGGCGTGCGCCTTGTCGTACTCAGCGCCCCGCTCCGCCATAGCCATGCGACCCTGCGCCCGCTTCACAACTTCCAGCGCCTGCCGACTGTCCATCGCCCTCACCCCTGTGTGTGCGTTGCTCTGCCGATCTGCCACCTGCACCACTGCCGCCACGGGCCGTCCTCCAGGCCACCGAGGTACATGTGCGCCCAGTCCATCCACTGCTCCGTGGTAATGCGACCTTGCAGCCGCCACCTGCGCTTGAGATGCCACTGGTGGGCCAGCATCCTGTAGCGCGCCTTGCGCAGCGCCAGGAGACGGTTCTCCTCCAGCGCCTCGTCGATGGTGCGTGCTACCACCGGCTGGCCTTCGGGCCGGTGATGAAGATGACGTCCTTGTCGTCGTCCGCGTCCGGGCCGTCCTGCACCAGGATGACCGAGTGCCCCTGCCCGTCGCCGTTGGTCTTCGCGTTCCAGAAGCAGCGACCCGGCTGACCCGACCCGTCCTCGTGGGTGCACGGGGGAATGCCGCCGTTGGCCCGGATGAACTTGTTGATCGTGACCTGCGAGACCGCCTCGGACTGCGAGGCCGCGACCGTGCCGACCCCGACACCGACGAGCATGATGGCGACGACGAGGACAGCGCGCCGGATTATGCGCTTGCGCTGCTTGGCGATGATGCGATCCGTGCGCGCCACCTCGTCGTTCACGACCCGCTCGATGGCTGCCCACTCTGGCGTGCTGTTCATGGTTCCTCCTGTGAAACCTGGGTTTCGTGCGATCTGCACGCCACTACACCCCGCAGGTGCACTGGCCTACATATCGCTACGGCAACGTGTACGCCCCGTGAGCGCACGAACACCGCTGTCCGGGTACAAGTGGACAGCGGTGTTCTGATCGGCGCTCAGCGCCCCTGTGAGGTCCGTCGTACGAACCTGATGTGCGTGCGACAGTGCTCCTTCCACGCCCCGGACGGCAGACCCCTGACGTACTCCTCCGCCCAGGCAATCCACTGCTGCGCCGTGATGCGCCCCTCCTGCCGGTCCTCACGCTTCTTCTGCCATGCGGTCGCGTCGGTCATCGCGACCACCCCGTGAGCACATGGCCCCGGTGCCAGACCATGTTTCCCACCGCGAGGCCGTGCACGATCTCGGCCTCCTCAGCGAGAGACGCGACGACACCGAGGCACTGCATGGCGTTAGCCAGCGCGATACCCCATGTCTCCGCATCGTGCTGGCACAGGCTGAAGGCAACCTGATGTTCGATGGTCTTCACTTCTTGTTCCCCTCCTTGTGCTCGTCGAGCAGGTGATCCTCGAAGTCGCGAGGACTCTTCGGCTCGTAGTCGCAGTCGTAATCCGTGAGGTCACGACACTTGTCCTTGCGAGCCTTCGGGATGAGGTTGGTCCAGTTCACTCCTGCCCCTCCCGCATCGACTTCTTGATGTCGTGCTGCACGTAGTAGGCACAGCCAGCCATGCAGACCACGCAGTAGGTCAGATACAGCCAGTGCTCCCACGTCCGCATGCCGGTGAAGCAGATGATGAACAGCGCGCAAGCCAGGTTCAGGAAGAACCCGATGGCACTCTTGCGCGTCTCCTTCTGTGCCGTGTTCAGCGCCTTCACTTCTCCTCCTTGAGTGGGACGCAGCCGTCGATGGCCGCGTTGGCTTCGGTGTTGGCCGGGCAGTACAGCGTGCCGTCGACCACGACACCATGAGCAGGGATGTGCGAGGGAACCCACGGCTTGGGCTCCGCTACTCCCTTGAGCGCACCGCTGTCCATCCCGAGCAGGCCCAGGAAGAACACGATGGCGAGGAAGATCAGGAGGACACCGCCGCACCCGATCTTGACGCTGGCCTGTTCC